ATTAGACAGTATAAGATCATTACCATTGCCCGTAATGTTGGCAATAGTAGCACGATCTTCGTCCTCGTTGGTTTTGCCGGTGACTGTCCATGCTTGGTCGGGGAAGAGCCAGGGATATTGCTTCTTATACCAATTAAGAACCTTTTCATCGTCTTCATCGGTAGAGAAATATCCATTACAGATTGTTTGACCAGCAATAGCTGCTTTAGCAAAAGATGCATAAATTGCATTCTTCCATAAATAATATAGCCCAGCGTTTTCCACCCAGTCCCCACACGTACCTGTTACAACTTTATTAGTTAATAAGTTCTTAATACATATATTATTACCATTTCGTTTACAAGCAAACAAATTAAGCCCATTAACAAAATCAGCATTTATATAATAGTTATTACCCGCTATAAAAGATACATAAACCAAAGACGAATATTGCATGGAAAAAGTTTTTTTGCTATCAGCTCCACACAAAATCATATTCCTTGTCGGATTATTCTGAAACGGAATAAACGCCGTGTACACCGTATAGGTATCCTCGAAGTTAAGCTCCTTCTCTGTAACTGCAAAGTCGTCTACTCCGTCACCGAGGATAAAGCCGGGGTAGAGGGGAAGTTGTTCGATGGTAAGTTTAGATCCATACCATCTTTCAGGATATTTTTCTATAGATAAATAGAGTGCTTCTGCCAAAAAGTTAGACGGAATTATTTCATACACACCATCTTCTGACATGTAAAAACGATTGCCCAATCGATCATCCAAAAAAGCATCGCAACCTTCTGGTATGCCTGTTACTTTTAAAACGCAAGATTGACGTAATTTTATATTATGGTACAATAAACCCAATGAGGCATTTTCTTTAAATGTTGCTGTTATTTTAATGCTGTTTCTTTCAAAATAAGCCGCCGTTGAATTTGTGCCCCACTCATCTATGTCTACAACATACCCGCCAATCCCGGACATCCCCTTCCAAGCGAAATTCTTCATTTGCAAGTCATGTCCATTACCTGTAAGGTCTTTCCATACAGGGTTCTCTGCCATTTGTTCATTAGTGAGACCGGAAGCGGAATATCTTGCAATCATACCAGGAATAGATGGGAAGTCATCCTCGTCGCCTTCTGAAGTAGGGGTATAAAGACCATATTTACGTTGAGCTTGTTCTTCCATTAATTTCCTGTATTGTTCATACCAAGACTTATAATCTAATACAGGACCTGCTACACTTATAAGCTTATCTGTATCTTCTACATGTGTTTCATAATGTTTCTTCATACTTATAAGTTATTTATCGTTATTGTTATTTGTTCTTTATTATCCATCGCCTTCTGAAGTAGGGGTATAAGCTTGTTATAAGCTACAGTAGAATTAGATATCCAATCTTCTTTCATCCCATCCCAAGTACCTACTAGTATACATCCACTGGAATCTTTGGCGCTAGAATTGCCCGTATGAATACGTATACCTAAGAAGTGAGGTACATTAAGTATCTCAGGCATAATACGCTTAAAACGGTTAGAATAGCTTAATTTCACCTCATACGTACCAGCAGGTACAGCAGTATCCCCATACACCTTTTCCTTGCATTTACATGCAATTCCTTTAGGTGTATTAGGACATACTTCAGGTAATGGTCTTACTGGATCTTCAAGTGTATCCGATATATATGCACCATCTACATATAACTCCCCAATAGTATATTCATTAGTACGAAATATTCTATCTAATCTGAGTTCCATTATGCAGCAGGTGTTTCTAATGCAGCAACTCTCTCTTCTAAACTGTTTACTTTAAGAGTTAACGCAGTGATTAATTCTCTTACTTCAGAATCACTATAATTAGTCAAACTAGCAAGTTTATTCTTTTCCTCAGTAGTATAATCATTAGTGGATAAACCTTTACCAGGTTGTCTATCTACTTTACCTTTAATAAGTTCCGTATGGTTATTAATAACATCAATTAATTCAGGTAAGCTATCCATAATTTCAGGAGCATCTCCAATTAAAGCATCAATCTTAGCTTCAATTTCATTTTCACGTCCAGTTGCCCTACTTATTTCAGAAGTAAGATCACTTCTTAGATCTTTAATATCTGATGTGGCTGTATTATTTACATAAACCCAATCCTTACCATTAAAATATTTCAAATCACCACCATTAGGATTAGATGCTAAATCAGCCCAATATTTAACAGATGCAGGATTTGGTTTAATTGTACTTCCTAATATATCATATTTGTTGTTATACATATTCATATTTATTTAAAATAAAAAAGGTTGACTAAATAGCCAACCTTTGTGTTTTAGATTTCAATTTGTTTCTCCTCAGATGAGGGGGTTTCTATTTTAACCTCTGGACGAACAGTAGTTACATTTTGTAAAAGTTGCTTAAGCTCTTTCACTTCAGCTTTTAATTCATCAAGTTCTTTGAAATCTTTTGTCACATTGGTTGTTATGTCCGGAGTTGTATTAAGTAATTTTAAGATGTCTTCACATCTCCTCATCTCTTCATCGTATTTTAATACGCTTTCCTTTTTAACTTTGCAGTCATTATAGGATTGCTTAACCATATCTACAATTTGAGTTTTATCTGTAGCTATAGTGAGTCCGATGGTAGAATCGGTCATCATTGTTTTATCTTCAGATACTGACAGTTTCTTCTGCTCACCGTCACAAGAGATAACTAAATCTACAAGCTTACGCCTATTCTGCATAGGCATTGGGAATTGACCTGGTGGCAATGGTTCATCGTAGGGTTTTGATACACTTACTACTTTACCTAAACTGTATGTAGTACTCTTTTTAAAAGTACCTGTAATCTCGAGTACGTGTATATTAGTACCCGGCGTTAACTGTGAGAATGTCATATCTTTAAGTTTAAAAAAGATATGGGCAGGTATTACTCGCTGCCCATATACTTTATATTAATATATATTAGGCAGCTGGAGCTGCAGCCACAGTGTAATGATTCATAACCTGAATAACATTATCGCATTTATTGTAATAAACCCAATATCTGTTACCAGCAGAGATTTCAGAACCAACTAATGGTGTGCTATCTCCTTTTACTACAGGTATATTGTTGTTATTTGAAGCGGTGCTTACTGAACCAGTAGTAGATACAAACACAGGAAGTGTTGCACTAGCAGTGGCAGGAGTATGTCTAACCTCTAATACAAACACACCTTCTCTAGGAAGTCTACACCACACTTTAGGACAGATACCCAGAACTGTAGATTCTGTTGAATCGCTTACGCTTATTGTATTGATTTTCGGTATTACTTGGTCTAAAATACGAACGGTATTGTTACGTCCAAAGTAAGGATTAAACATGAAAGGAAACATAATAACCTCCTTTCTTATTAAGCGCAACAGCTATCACCGTAGCCATATCCATAACCATAACCTGTAAATCCACCATTACATCCGTACGGATTACATGTCAGGTATGCAGGAACTGGACAAGGTTTAATCTGATTTACAATATTCTGAGTCTGCTGTTGAGTAATGGCAGAAGTCTGCAATGCATTCTTTTCATCACGCAGAGCATCAATCTTATTCTGCATTTCTCTCATTTCTAACTGACAGAACTTGTCGTTAATCATTTGTGTTTGTGCGTCAATTTTAGAACCCAAGATATTGAATCTTGTAGCGTTTTCACTAGACAAGTTGTTAAATCCTGAAGTAATAGCATTCTGCAATGTATTAGTCTGTTGACAGATAGATAATCTGTTATCAGCATTCATTTGAGTTAAGTTCAAGTTAACTGAATCAATAGAACGCTGAGTTGTGCAGCAGCAGTCACTAATAGCTTTGATTACATTGCAATCACCAGCATTAACAGCATTGATTACTCTTTCTGCAGAGAAACCTACTTCACCACCAACTTTACCAATTGCATTCTGAATAGAACACAAAGCATTGTCAATTGACTTAACATCACAGTTCAAGTTAGTAGACAAGGTGTTGATTGCATCTTTATTGCCATTGATAGCCTGCATCAACAAATCAGTGTTGTTGTTCTGGTTGCCCATAGCAGCTAAACGAGCGAAGTCAGAGTTGGTCTCAGCCTGGTTGCCACGACCGAAGCCGTTGCCACCCCAATCCGCCCCACATCCAGAAGAGCACGATGATGAAAATCCACCACCAACCGCCATTGCCACCGAACATACCATTACCGTTGTTCATCATAGCCATCAAAGCAGCAGGATCAAAACCTTTATTAGCATTTTGCATCAAAGCAGCGATACCGGGGTCAATACCACCACGGTCTACAATTATTCTTTCGTTTTCTAACATAATGATTTATTTTTAATTGATTTATTTATTTTGATAATTAGAAATATCTAACAGATGTGTTACGAGAATCTCTGTCTCTTTTCATATCTTCTTCACGTCTATCTCTATCCATTCTATTTCTTTCAGGATAAGCATAACGATCAGAATATTCATATTCATCCTCTATTTCATATCTAGAGTAAGGATATGACATTCTACCAGAAGATCTTCTTTCTCTACCATATTTATAATCTGAATCATATTCACGATCATGAGACATATGTTCATATGCTTTATAATCATTATCTTCATCATCACACATTATATAAACATAGTAATGCCACATCTTGCCTTCTGAGATGTCTTTGTCACAAATCCAAGCTTTGGTAAGTTCTGCAAAATGTTTGGTACTAGCTCCACCAGTTATTGCTACAACAGCTTTATAAAAATCTGAGTAGATCATATTCATGGCTACATACCAGTCCCACTTATTGTGTTTCTCTGATTTTAAATTTATGCCCATTTGATTGGCAATGGACGTTGTCTCTTCAACTGTCCAATGAGGGCCTTTTGATCCATCCTCATTTTCCATGCCTTCTACTGCGTATTTAGCATGTTCCTCATCAAAGTGAGGGCCATTTATAGCTTCATATACATTAGCACAGAGTTCTGATTTAAGTATTCTGAAGCCCTTTTCCAACAGATTATCTTCATGTTTATCCATAGCTTTACCCAATTTAGTTAAAGCTTCTGTTGGGGAAGGATGGCGTTTAATTTGATCTAATATTCTACTTAAATGCATAGTTTCAATTTATTTATTGATTAATATTAAATTGAAATATTTTGCAAATTACTTTGTAATTTTGATAACCCGAGTATCTAATACTCTTATTAAATCATTAGAATTGATAATTTTGTAAGATTCGACTTTATCTTTTTTAAAGTCAAAATGTATTAACCGTTGAAACCAGTTTTTATATTTCTTTCTATATACTTTTTCTTCGGTTATAAATAAATCTTGATGATTATATATTTCTGGAATACAGGTTATAACTGAATCCATTCTATTTATTTTGATAGTAGTCAATGGATTTGACTGAAGTTCTACATTGAAGTTTCTATCCACAGGTATTGTCTTTACTATAGTATCTGTCAATACTGTGGACATACTCATTACTTCTTTTAACTTCTTATTCTTTATCTTAAGTTGATCTTGTGTTTTTGATAACTCTTGTATTAAACTATCTTTAGAATGTTTGAAATCTTCTATACTAAGTTTTAACACTCTATTTTCATTTTGTTTATTACTTAGGATTGATTGATAAGATTCAATATTATTACGAGCATCTCCCAATTCTTCATCCAATTTATTTACTTTATTTCTTAAAACATAATTGGATATTCCTAAGTAAGATATAATAGCTACTATCAATACTCTAAGATAATTCATATTACTTAATCTTTTTAACTAATTTCTTAATCTTTGGTAAATCTTCTTTATCAATAGTGATATCTAAGTACTTCTCGCCTTTTCTTTTAATGAACTTGCTGAATATTTTCCACGGTCCAGTAGGATCTAATGTTTGCAAATTCTCTACCATTGACCATAGTTCTACACCAGCAACGAGACCAGCAAATCCTTCAACTAAACGTGCATCAACAGATATTAATATGTATTCATCTACTAGATGACCACAGCTTATCATTAATGAACTAAAACAAAGCTTTTTAACAGTTGACCAAAATTTTCTAGATTGGATTTTTTCCCCATTGTTTAATGAAACACGAATACCTAATATCATATCAATGATTATCAGTATTCCTACTGCAACAATAGGTAACCAAATAGGCAAAAAGAAAGTGCTCATAGCACTAGCTAAGGTAGTACTAATGCAAGTAAAAAATTTAATCGGACCATCATTTATTAGTTCTTTAAAATAATTCACTGTTGATACACTTGAGGCTTTTATTATAATATCGTTTATATATCTAAACATGATTGAAGATTTGTGAGACTTTGAAAAAACAAAACGCTAGACAATCTAAAAGAATGCTAGCGTTCTGAAAATTATATGATACTTAGAGCTTGATATATAAAGTAAACGATTATATTAAATAAAGGTTCCTCTTATAAAGAGGACTATTACATACCTAATAGCGGTTATTGAACCACTGTTACCAATTTTACATTTATGTTAATCAATTCTTTCAAATGGGCATATACCGGATTAATCGTACCGTAGAAGCAGTAGTATTTCATTCTTATGCCATCTTCTATTTCCGTATAATACTTCCCCTGTTCAAGCGTCATGCCTGGCGCATAGAGTTTGGGATCGTATTCAGTCCCCTTGTGATTTTCGTCCATGCGCTCATAAAGAGCAGCCGTATCTACCGAAGGAGGATATATTTCGAGAACCGGATTTATCAGTTGCCGGACTTTCCATAACCAGTCATCGTTAATTACCCGGTTGCCGGTATCCAACTTCCCGTTAATAAATTCTTTCCATTCCGCATGTGCGTATTTGGCACTAATCGCTTCATCATCCGTCAGTGACATTGCAGACACAGATTTACGGGTGATACGGGATAACTGCTTCTCTGAATCGTGCGTTTCCGTATAGTTTACGGCTTCCTGTAATTCGGCTGTTGTTCTATGGATTACATCGGGGTAGCCCGTCACCTCAATCGCTTCTACATCTTCCACTGTCTCGGCAGCTTCAATATCAGAGAGTAACTTTTCTGATAGACCTATACAGATATCATTGTAGTCTGCCATCTCATTGAGAGCTTCCAATAACAGAGATGATTTATACGATTTCCCGTTTACTTCAACCGTATCTTTTCGGGCACACTGGTCTTTTAGAGACAAACGGTCGTATGTATATACATCGTTGTCCTCTATGTAATAGTGCCGGTAGTCGGTGTTGTAGACTTCCTGACGCTTCAAGTCTTTTGCAGTTTGAAGTTTTTCTTCCGGTGTCGGTTCGGGAATAGGCGTCAATTGCATATTGAACACTTCTTCTACGGATGCACCTTCGTTTGCCTCTTTAAAGGCAATCTGTTCTTCTGTCAGCAAAACGTACTTTCCTGCAACGTAATCCTCCCATGTCGTGCCGATATCGTAGTTTGCTGTATCAAACTTTTCCGGCATTGTGACATATATGTTTGCTGCGTCTTTTTGTATATATATATATTTACTCATATCACTTATATTTGTTTTATTTTTCGTAAGCCCAGTATCGGATCAGGACAGTGCCATCACCGCCGTTACCGTAAGTACCACAACCGCCACCACCGTAACCGCCACTTTTTCTATTGTCATTTCCAGTTCCGCATCCTTCGTCGTAATCGGATTCTCCACCCATGCCCCCATTTATATTTCTGTCTGAACCACCACCTCCGGCATTTCGTTTCCCAGTAGGTTCGCCAAAATCGCGGGTTGTATGCCTTTGACCCTTTCCTCCGCCATATAGGGAACCAGATGGATAGAGAGAGCCATTTTCATTGCGGCTGCCGATTCCGTTAGATCCATCAGAACCCGCTTTAGCCGTATCTGAATCATCTCCTGCTCCGCCACTTCCGCCGTTGCCACCAGTATATGCTCCGGCATTACTTCCGCCTGGATAACCATTACCCGCACCATTTCCGCCATTAGCTCTATAACTTGAATTTAAGAATTGAGAGTATCCACCGTTGGGGGCAACTTCAGAATACCCTCCAATTCCTCCTTTCCCAACTGTTATCGGAATTGACTGACCCGGTGCAACAGAGATAGCATCACCGTCTCTCCATCCGGATGTATCTTTTTTGAAGGTTTTAGTATAGCCGCCACCTCCACCGCTTCCATTATGTCCTGCACCCCCTCCTCCGACAAGAAACACATCAACCTCCCTACATCCTTTAGGTACGATCCAGGTATAATTCCCGGCAGGATAGAACCTCTTGGTGAACAACTGCAACTTCTTCCGTCCCATCATCGACCGTCTCATCTACGCCCTCCTTTCTTACGATAAGAGGTCGTAACTTCTTTATTTAGAGAGCATTTTACCCCCCCCCGTTTAACTTTTAATAACATAATCTGTTTCATTGCTTTACCTCCTGTACAATTGTGGGCAAGTCTTTCAAGTCGTTCGGATAACCTGTAACGGTTGTCAGAATGCAGAGATAGATCACACCGTATTGTTTATAATATTTGTCTTTCTCGAATGCCATACCCTGCACGTATGGAATAGGATCATCAAGCGTGCCTGCGTGCTCATCTTCAACGATCTTATACAGTGAAGCAGTTTCTATGCCCGGTTTCCAGTCGGCTTGCAGCTTGTGCTTTTGTATCACTTCAAACAAAGTGTCGCTTTCTCCTTCCACTACTCGAAGCCGGAAGCCTATTTCAACTTCCTTGCCAAACTCCGCATCTTTCTCACCCCAAATGGGGAATAAGACCTGCATCTCCAACGCTTGGCTGGCTGTGAGAGACACGCTGTTCATCATCGCACGGGCAAAGGTCACTGCCTGCGCTTCCGGGGATTTAGCGATTGCCTTATCTGCTTTAGTTTGCAAGGCTGCCGTTGTTGTATGGATCATTTCAGGATAGCCTTTTACCACGATAGCTTCGACCTCCTCGGCTGTTTGGGCGGCATCGATACGGGATAGCAAGCCGTCTGTCACCTTGCCGCATTGCTCCGAATAGTCCGCTATTTCGTCAAGAGCAACCGTTAAGATATTCGAGGTGTAAAGATGACCGCCTACTTCGACTTCTTCCTGCCGGCCACACTTATCCTTCACTTGCAGGGTGTTCGAGACATATGCGTCCTGTTCATCAATATAATAATGATGGATGTCTTTGTCGTAGATTTCCTGCCGTTTGGCATCACGGGCACGCCAGAGTAGTTCTTCCGGAGTAGGTTCAGGTTCCGGAGCGGGCTGCATGTGCCAACACTCCAACGGGGTTGCATCCGGATGTTCGTTGTGGTACTGTTCCTGTTCTTCTGAGAGCGGAAGATAAGCCCCAACCTCATAATCGTCTATATCTGTACTTATGAGATAGGAATCAGGAAGTTTTACTTTCGTTTTCCAAAAATTAATGTCTTTATGAATGTATATCATATTGCTATTCTTAATTGTGATAATATAAACAAATTATACCCTGTCCTCCTTTTCCTCCTTTACGTGACAGACCACCACCTCCTCCGCCACCAGCTCCAATGCCACCATTTCCGCCATTCGTAGGATTGCTTGACCCTGAATTTCCACCATTTCCACCTGATTCAAGACCTGCCGCCCCACCACCTGCTCCAGATCCATCCGAACCAGATCCGTTCGAGCCTTTCCCCGAAGTTCCACCTCCTCCAAATAGGCCAATGGGAATAAGTACATTGTTATATTTATATCCTGTACCACCTTGATAAGATTGACTATTTCCACCTTTATAACCGCCCATACCATCTGCATTACTTACACTGTTTCCACCGGTCATTCCTGACGATGAATTTCCATTACCCGACATAGATGCGCCTGAACCACCAGCATAACCGTAAGAACCATTCCAATAACCAGGAGAGCCTCCACCATTATTACAAATCGCGATATCGGAAGATGGGTTTTCTACCAACTTTGATAGAATGGTATATATACTGTCTGGTATTTTAGAGCCATTACCAAGCCCTCCTGCTCCCTCACTATTACCTCTTTGCCCTCCAGCACAGATTATCGTATCCCCGTTTATTTCAAGAGTTGTACTATCCCCATCAGTTTGTGCATTTACAGGCTTTGCAATTTTACAAGTCAAAGTTTTCGGTAGCAAAGAGATTTTTATATTACGAGCAAATGCTATTGTTCCAGAAGCTCCACCGCCACCACTGTTTGTGCCACCTCCGCCGCCACCTCCAACGATTAGCAAATCCACAAACTTATATTTTTTCTCTATTATATAATTCTGTTGGATACCTAAAGGACTTACCAGCTTTACCAATTTAGGCACTGTATTATATAGATTACCTGATATCAATCTACGTTTCATCTCTTCCTGTTTTGAATTATACCCTAACTACTATTATCCCGTGTTCTTTCTTCAAGGATACACCTGTCGGTTTCCCGTTCGGTAACGTTACACTTGATTCCTCGGACTGCCAGCCAGAACCATTAGGGACCGGTTGGTCAAAGTCCGACCCGGAACTGTTCAAGATCGACAGATAGAATTCCTGCATTTCCGGTACGCTGGCGATATCGGCAAAGTTGATCGCTTGCGGGGATTTGCTTGTGTATTTGAAGCGAAGGTTATACGGTGATGACGGAAGAGCCGCCAGAGACTCGACATCGACATACTCTTTCAACCTCAAAGAGTCCGATACCTTCGTTTTCTCTTCATTGCTGTAATTATTGTCGGTATGGACATAAGCAGCGTCCTTGACCGTATGGTCGTCATTCTGTAACTGGGATAGCCTTGTCGGAATCGCCTGCTGAACGTTTGTGATGCTCTGGTTCAGCCCGGCGATGATCCCTTGCAACGTCTGTGTGTCCTCTACGTTGGCAAGGAAAGCGATGATCTCGTTAAATGACTCGATGGCACTCGATGCGTCACCCGAAACGAGCGTGTTGACTTGCTGCTGCAAGGCTGTCAGCGCGTTCCTGATTTCCGTGTCGTCGTAGCTTTCCCCGTCCTGTCCTTCGGCTACCACACCCGTATCCTCTTCGCCTATTTTCCAATGCTTGGTTTCCGGATCGATCGAAGGAACCGGAGCATTGTTTCCCCGAAGGTTCGGGGTGTCGAACTTACCTTCAGCCGTCGTGATCGTCAGGATATAGGTCGTGGCATCATTCGTTTTAACCGTGACCTTCACCTCCTGCATGACGGCCGGCAGCTGGGCAAACGTATGAACGCCATCAGCCAACTTCATGTTGAATTTACCGTTTTCCAAACGTTCAAATAACCAGACTGATGCAGGGTAGACGGTTACGTTATCGGCCCATTCAGCCGTCGTCAGTTCGATCTGTTGATAAATAAATGCACCTTTCTTACTCATTGCTTAAATATCCTTGTTTTATCGTTCGTACTGATTCATTGTAATAATTGGCTCCTGTCAGATAAACATTACCGGGCAAGGCTGTACCGCTGCCGGATTCTTTCCACGAAGCTTTTCCCCCGGCAAGATCATAAAGCCGGTAGAACACATATTCGCCATCTTCCGCTACACGTACTTCATCGCCGATACGAAAATTGATGGTTGTACCGTCGGTATTGACATAGCTCAATGTATTTTCGTCCGGGATAGCCTCCAACGTCGGGATCTCCGGTTTGTTCTTGATGTAGTTCTTATTGACAGGATCGGTAACGTTCCAGTCGGGTTGTAGTCCACTGATGACTCCTTCGGCGGCTTCGGCTGCACGATTGGCGCGGTCGGCGGCTGTGTTGGCCTCGCCGGTTGCCTGTTCAGCATCAAGGATAACCTGGGCTGTCATCTGTTCCCGTTGTTCTTCCTGTGCCTGACGGTTTGTTTCGTTTGCCTGGCGGGTTGATTCCGATGTTTCCCGAAGTTGTTCTTCGATGATACGGGCTTTTTCTTTTTCGGCACGGATTGTTTCGGCTGAAATCCGTTCCTGTTCCGTTTGGACTCGTTCCTTTTCCTTGGAAATGCGCTCCTGTTCAGCTGTATCGCGGTCGGTCTCTTGGGCAATACGTCCCTGTTCAGCCTGGTCGCGGAGAGTTTCCGCTTCCTGGCGTTTCGTTTCGGACTGGTTACGCAAGGTTTCGGAGGCGACGCGTTTGGCTTCGTTGTCGGCTCGCTTCGTCTCTTCGGTGAATCGTGCCTGTTCGGCTTCGGATCGGGCGGCCTCGGCGGTGAATCGTTTCGATTCTTCTTCTATCCGGAGAGATTCGGCTGCGTGCCGTTCGTTTTCTTTGGAGATTCGGGTGTTTTCGTCGGCGATTCGTTGAATCTCATTCGCTTCACGAAGTTTTTCCGTTTCCTGGCGTAAATTCTCTATCCGGGCACGTTCAGCTTCGGCCTCTTTCCTGGCGGTCTCAGCTTCTATGCGCTTGCTTTCGGCTTCGGAAATAGCGACGTTTATCCCTTCAGCTTTACCGGCTGCCGAGTCAGCACGGGCGGCAGCAGAAAGGGCATTGGTGGCGGCTTTTCCTGCAACCGAAACTGCCGCGACTGCATCCTCATACGCCTTCTCGATCTCATCCAATGAAACTTTTACGCTCGTTTTCTTACCGTCAACGATCTGGTAACCCAACGTCCACAGCCCTGAGAAACTGACCGAGGTGGGCAGCTCGCTGATTTTTATTCTTTGTTCCTGTCCTGTCATTGCCTATTTCATATCTATAAAGTTCAGGCCGTCTTCCGTGACAATAAACATGTCATCTTCCGTGGCCAAGAAATAATCGGTTTCAAAGAGTCTGAACGAGGTGAATACCAAGGTCAGATCAAACTGCATCACCATCGGTTCGCCCAGCGTAAGCAGTTTGCAATTGCTCATCTTCTTGTAGTAGCAGGGATAGGACTTGCCAATCTCTTCTACAAAGAGCCTCCGTTCGCCCGGAGCGATCAGGTCGGCAAAAAAACTATCCCAGCACTGCCAAAAGGCATCTTTTCGAATAGCTTTTAAAAAGCATTTAAAAGTGACCTCTTTCGGCTGGAAGACCAAGTGTTCTGCATCGTAGATTTGCCCGTCAATGGAGGCAATCTTGCGCTGCAGGTTCACCTTTGCCGCCGGATTTCGCAGCAGGGCGTTCCGGCTCTCATAGACATACACGCCGTATCTGCCTATCGGTTTACCATCCAGTTTGTAGCGGCTTTCGGGTAACCATACGCCCGGATCACACACACCGGCTGTCGGTCTCACCGGAAGATCCTCGACAAACTTCAAGGTAAAAGAGGTCGCCGATGGATAAACCCGATTGCCGGGATGATCGGCGAGGCGCAGCTGCCATTCCCGTCCTAAAGCAGGCACCCGAAAGGTGTGCAGCCCTTTGTCTGAGAGGTAGGCAATCAGGTCGGAAGCCTGTGTGTTGCTATCCGAAAGGAAAGAGATGGCAATCTCCCGCGGCTGCAACTTCGGGTCGCTCAGATCCACCTCGATGCCATCCTCTTCAGGCCAATCGTTTTTTTCCGGCTCTTTCATTGCCGGGAAGGCGAGAAGGTCGTTATATCCTCCCCGCGTCACCCGGCAGCCGAAACGGCCAAGCACATTCAGATCATCTATGTATAGGTTGTTGTTCATTGCTTTCTCAGTATTAACCCACGGTTTTCGATATTCTGCAGCGAGCTGCGCGTCTGCCGGATATCCTTCTCGATGGCTTCGAGACGGTCGGTATTGCTTGCTATGCGTTGCAGTAGGGACAATCCCTCTACCAACTGCCCTTGGATGTTCGTCACCCCCTGATTAGTGCGGTCGGCATAGATCAGGAGGGCATAGAAATTGCCGTTCAGTTCGTCGGCACTGTCCTGACTCATCGAGGCTATGCCTTTGGCCGTAGAAGTGCGGTCGATCACGTCGCCGATGGTCGTGCCGGTCACCTGTTCCATCTGCTCCAGCTGCTTGGCTGCATCCTCGATAATCTTGTCATACTGTGCCTTCAGGCTGGCGATGCTTTCAGCGGTCAGCCCGTTTTGCGAGGCGGCGGCAAAGGATTCATACCATTTGCGGAGCGGTTCTTCCAGTGCCTTCATCTTCACCCCCTGCAGCACTGCATCGTTCAGCATCTTTTGGAAGTCGTCGGCAAAGTCCTTGGCAGAGCGTTTGCCCTCGGCAAAGCCCTGCAGGATGGTGTCGGCGATGGCGTTCGTATTCGTTCCGGTGAAAGCCTCCTTCATCTCTTCGTTCAGGTCGTCGATCATTCCGGCGACATCTTCTCCTTCGTCCTTCAGTTTCTGTAGTTGTTCGAAAAGCACTTTTGCTGATTCGGTCAGTTTGTCCTGCGTATAGAGCGATTCCATCTCTTCGTAGGTCTTGCCGGCGAGCGAGTCGTAATCGTTCCAGGTCTTCGCCTTGCGGAACCAAGTGCCATGCTTGTAGTGCGTAGCTGTGATATACTGCTCCTGCTGCAATTTCTCCCACACCTGTTTGTACTCTTTCTCTATCTGACCGGCTTGGTTCTTCAGTTCGAGAGACTGACGGTTGAAGTATTCGAGTGAGGTTTCGCCAATCTGCTGCTGGATGCGTAGCCGTTCGCGTAGGATGGCGTTATACTCCAACTCCTTCATGGCTGTTTCGACCAGATTCAGTTGGTATTCCGCCAATATCTTTTTGTTTTCTTCGACCCTTTTCTTAAAGCTGCCCACGATGCCGGTGATGCCTCCGATGATGCCCGAAGCCCCTCCGATAAGGTCACCGCTCATGATGCGGCCGATCCCGCCTGCCATATCGCCGACGCTGCCCACCAGCTGGGCGACAGTGGCAAGGGAGCTTCCCAACGCTTCGTTGAAGAGCTCGGCAGTTTCAGCAGCCATCGAGATGCCGTCAGCCACTTTATAGCACTCCTCGGCCAAGAGGCTTACCTGGTCGGCATCCGAAAGTCTGTCCCACTGGTCGATCAGAAGGACTATCCCCTCGCGAGCCTCCTTGATCGGTCGGTTAAGCTCCTTGTCGATCTTCTCCTGCATTTGGTCAAGGTCGCTTGTGTCGAACTTGCCGAACGCCTTTTCCAACACGTTACGGTTGTCAAACTTTACATCGACTTTGATTCCTTCGAGTGAGGATTGCAGGGTCTCCATGGCGATCTTTTTCCCGGAAATGATGATCCGGTTCTCCATATCCGCGACCTTCTCTTCGTATTCCTTGATCTGCTCGGCAAAGGCGGAACGGTCTTTGTTCGTTGTGGCAAGATCGCGCAGCTTCTTCATCTTTGCGATCAATTCGTTATAATAGGCAATCGATCCAAGCGGGGCCGGTTCTTTGCCCACTTTGCCTCCTGTGGAGCCAATGATTGCTTCCAATTTCTTCTTTTCCGCCTCTATTTCCTTGAGGGCCGCTTCATAGTCCTGTTTGTTGGTCAGTTTGTCCAAGGCAGCTTCTTTTGCCGCGATGGATGCTTTGATCGCTTCCACGCTTCCCTGCTCAAGGGTATGGATAGTCTTCAGATTGGCAGTTTCCAAGGATTTGCGCTCCTCTTCGCTGTATTCCAGCCCTCTTTCCAATACTTTGCGGGCTTCGTCGAAGAGGCTGTCTGCTTCTGCCTGAGCCTTCTTTTTCGAAAGGTTCTCACCCGACACATAGGTGGTCTGCCCGAACTGGCCACCCTGTATGGCATAGCTCTGCGTATCAGCCATCCGGTCCACCTCCAGCTGCTTGCGGATCGCTTCGTTGTATTTCTCGGTGGCGAGCGTCATCGCGGCGGAGGCACGGGCACGCGCCATCACCGAGGCGACAAACGCCTCCTTGCCTTGGTTGAACAGGTTCTCGGCATCCGTCACCTTGCCGATCGAGACACCTAAGTGCTCGAAGGCAGTGCGGTTCTTTAGGAGGTATTGTTCTTTCGCCTGGATGTTGTCGCCCAGTTTCTCCCATTCGGCAGACATTCTCTGCAGTTGTGTGAGCGTTGTGGAGGATGTTTTGGCGACCGACTCCTGAAACTCCTCGAGCGTTTCCAAGGCATCGGCAAGCGACTGACGGGCGCCGAACAGACTTTTGGTCCAGGCAGTAATCTCTTTGCCATAAACGGTCAGCAATGTGATACCGACGACGAGGGCCGTCTGCCAGCTGACGATCCCGCCGAGCAGCTGTTTCCAGACCGGCGTGGCCTGCTGTCCGGCCTTGATGGCTGCCTGATACTCCCGGCGAGCCATGTTGATGTTATCGACCAAGATAGGTAAGTTGTTCGAGATGGCGAGAAAGAACATGTTCGCCCCCATGGTGAGCGAGGGCAGCTCACGTGCCACCTGCTGGATCGACATCTGCAGGCTGTTGAAACCGGTTCCGGCCGTACGGCTGTACGCAGACAGACGGGTCTGCGCGGTCTGCAGTTCATTATCCACGCTTTGGATCTGTTCCAAAATTTCCTTTCCGGCCGAACCTTCACGGTCCATTTTGGAAAGCCGGGAATAGGCCTCGGTCAGTTGCTGCAACTTGCGTGTCAGGGCGACCACGCTGTCTGACGCCTCCTGTTCGGTGGCCATCTGCTGTTGCAGCTGCTGCATCCCCTGACTAATCACCACTCTTAGGTTGCTCTCCTGCAGCGCCAAGGCTGCTTTTGCCTGCGTATACCCCGAAAGGCTTATGGTCCCGGCCTCAAGCTCCCGGTCCAGCTGTTCCTGCATCGCGGAAAGCGAACGCAGACTGCTGATATTCTCCTGCATCGTCGTGGCGAGCTTGCGGCTCTCGGCGCTCATGGCGTTGTAGGCGGCCGAACTGTCGGCAATCAACTTTTTATAGGTCGTTGCCGCTTCGTCGCGCAGCCCCTTGATGCCGAGCGTCACTTTATTGACCTCTTTATCGATGTCGCCACGAAATTCAAAGGTGATATATACGGGATCTGTCTGTGCCATTTGTCTCTTTTACTACTTTAATCCGAAAAATTCAAGCTCCTCCTCTTCGCTCTGGAGGGTCTCTTCCTTTTCTTTTTTCTTCCGCATCCGTCCCTGGTCGCTGATCATGGTCAAAACGACGCACCACGGGATACGGTTCATGATTTCATCATACGTGAATGCCCCCTGCTGCACGAGGGTGTAGATCTGTCCGAACGGGCTATGGGGAGGATCATACTCCTCCTTTAACTCCCGGTCTCTGTCGGCTGGCTCGCCTCCGTCGGCTTCATCAGGTTCAGCGAAGCGACCGATGCGATAATGCTCACAAAAGCCTCGCTCGTGCTCATCAGCACGATGATCTTGGCCAGTTCCGCCAATCCCTGCATCGGCATGTGTTGCCGGATATACCAGGCGAGCGGACGGTTCAGCAATCGTGCCGACCATGTGCCACGCAGCAGACCATAGGCGATGATCCGTGAGGTGGTGACGCCGTGCTTGGCGATCTGTTCCAAGACGCTGCCGAAGTTGCCGTCATGCAGGTGCTGCAGGTCGATCTCCATCCGCGTGAAGAGCGATGACATCTGGATAAGGCTGCCCGCCGTGGGCAGCTTCACCCGGATGGGTACCGTCTTGCGCCCGAAGATCCGGAGCAGCCACGGGGCAGGAAGGTTTATTTTGAGCCGCCGGTCCAACAGGGCGTCGGCGGCCATGGCTTCTACCGGGGTCATGCCGTGGGTTCTCCTAATTTGTAGATCTCATAGGCCCCGTCTTCTTCGCTTGCCGAACTCATGGCGGTAGCGGTAATTTCGATCTGGGCGATCTGGTCGGCTGCCAAATTCCAGATAAACCGAGCGAGGATCTTCGCACGGGGGATGTCGATCACCACGTTATATCTGGTAAGGACACGTAGTGCCTTTTCGATCTGCACTACATCGCGTGGCGCTTTAAACTTGTCGACAGTGTATTTCTTGCCTTCGATGGTCACCTCCTGTGCCTTGGCGATGGAGCCACCGAAAACCTCTACCAATACATCGTTATCCCATTCTATGAAGTTGAGTTTGACCTGTTTCAAACCGGTTTCCGAACTCACTGTTTCCACGGGTACTGTCGGCTCTTCTTCCGAGTAAAAGTTGGTTACGGTGTCGGCTTCAGTTGTGAAACTGGCCGTTCCCTTAAAGGTACGTGCCAACTGTTTCATCTCGGTCGGCATGCCGCCTTCAGGGTTCACCTCCCCGAAGAGCGCTTTCTTCAAACCTACCGATGTTGTTTTCTTTTCTGCCATATCTTTCGAATAAATTGGATGATTACCATTAAAATGATTCCTGTTAAAATGCCGCCCGAATACCATTTGAATTTCGTCCAAAACGGTACGAGGGGCGGTTCCTTTGTCTTCTCCGTTTCCGCCAGCCGGTTCTGTGCCCGGCTTAGCTGCTCTTCGAGGGAGAACATCAGTGCCTCCAGGCTGTCGCAACGGGCAGAAGAGATGATGTGCCCGTCCCGGTAAGAGAGGCTGACCGTCGCCCGGCCGTTTTTCTTTGTATATCCGGCTCCGGTGGGGAGCTTACGGAGGCTGTCCGTCGGGACCCGGAGTGTCGCCAGGCTTGGTGGGATTATCACGGGGGTAACGCTGACCCTTCTGTCCCATGCGAGGCTGTCCCGTGCGTGCATAGTAGAATTGTGCTTTGTAGTCTTGCACGAGGCGGCGAGCAGGGCAACGATGGTAAGTAGGACAGCCTTCAATAAGTAACACAACCCTTTCAAGGGCCGACACTCTGTTTTGGATCTGGATGTTTTCATCTTGCAGCGTTTTATAGAGTTCCATCAATTCGTTCATCTGCTCCATGTCATCATCCAGGAGCTCGCGGAACGTCTTTTCACGATCCCTTTTCAGCTCCAGCCTCCGCCGGGGGATGCCGGAAAGCCACTGAAGCAGGATAAGCAATCCACCTCCTGCACCGAGGAAGTCGAAAAGCGCGTCCCATCCCATGGCCTACGCCCCTTTCTTTTTCTTGCGGGTGAAGAGCGAGATCAGCCATTGTATCAGGCCGGTTTCGGCAAACCCGCTTGCCGCGATACCGGCACCGATGCCATACATCAGGGCAATCTGCCAGTCGAGGTCGGCAAGGAAGCCCAAGTCCTGCCACCAGCCGAACATGCAAATCCCGACGCCCAATACCCAGTTGAGCGCCATAGACACCCATCCCGGCATCGACTTCCAGAAGCCGCGGATCGCTTCGACGATCACCGGTACTCCGGCAACGATAGCCGCCAGCGAGGCGAAAAGGTCCTCGTAGTTTGTTTCCGGCACCCCGTCCGTCACTGTCGCGACGTCTTGTGCCATGAGCGACATCGACAGTGCGAGCATGCCGATGAGCGAAATGAATATCCCGTTGATTCTTTTCATACGTTTACATTTGAATTATTGTTGATACCTATTTTAAAAAGCCATTCTTGTACATCAAAGCTGGGACAGGCTTTTGCCGCCAGCTCGTTGTGCCCAACGATTCGCACGTGGGGAAAACGGCGGTGGAAATCCTTCACGTAAGCCTCCAGAGCTCCCCTTTGTTCAGATGTCCGGGTGTCCCGGGGAGTTTTCCCGTCACGCTCTACACCGCCGACGTACACAATGTGCCGGGCTGTCCGGTTATACCCTTTTGCCCCATTGGTAATCTCCCACGGATCGACCACGTCATCCTCGTTGTTTGCCACCAGCCGTTCCACCGTCCCGTCCAGATGGACCATGTCGGTATAACCGACCTGCTTCCAGCCGCGGCCTCCTTCATTTGGAGGGGCTGTGTGCCAACGGCGGATCTCTTCCACCGATACTTCACGGCCTGCAGGGGTGGCGGTGCAGTGGATAACCAAGAGTTTCAAGGTGTAAGGCATGGGATCAGGATTTAAACCATTTCTTACCATCATAGCCCAAAGAGGCAGTTTCGCCACCTTTCACATCAATGCCGTCGATGGTCGCTTTCTTGTCAGCAGACTTGTTGGCCAGTGTCAACGAAGCCCCGATGATTACCCCGTCACCGGTTACGGAATAGGTGGAATTCTCACTCGGCGTCACTTCTACCGTTTCTACGGGAGTCTTCATCGTAATGGTTGTCCCGGATACAGATGCTTTTGCGGCAACACGGCCATCCAACAGGATGACATCTTCACCCCAAGCAATATTGGTATCAGCTTTCATCAACATCTTGAAGAAATACTTTTCACCGGCGTTCGTCAGTTTGTCGATCTGGATCACATCCATGTCGTCCACCAGGTTGACACCCGCCCACAGGTTGGTGTCGTAATCCATACCGCAAACCGTAGCCACGATCAAACCGTCGGGCCAGTTGGCCAGCGGAATGATGCGGATCCCCTTATAACGCTCCACATTCATATCTGTGTAGTTCGCCCCCTTGTTCGGCTGCTGTGTCAACTCTTCGTCGTAAGCATCGAAGTCTGCGATGCTCATCAGGATACGCAAACCCGGATTGCTTCTCAGTGTAACAGGGATAGCATCCTTGACCGCTTTCAGCTTCTTGATCATTGTTGTCTCTTTCGAGGAAACTCTTACCACATCACGGTCGGCCAACATACGGGTTACAATACCGTTGAACAGATGGTCGTCATCTTCACCATACACGCCGTTTACGAAATGGAAGCCCAACTCAAACTTCACCGACTTGGCCAACTCGCGGAGCAGGGCGTTTTGACCTTCCGCCGGAAGTTCGGCAAATACCAAGTTACCTTTCGGCTGCCAGGGACGCCAGATCTGTTCGAAGGTGCGCGGGTTGAAGGTCGTAAAGGCCATGAAATCTACCGGCACCAGTTCACGTTCGTCATAATCGAAGTTGCCCTTGCTGTCCGAATCGGTTGGCATCTCCTTGCGTTTCTGCAGCATCTTACCGGTACGCAGGCGGGGAATTGAAAACTTCTTGGCCACCTCCGGTACAACGTGGATCAGTCCTTTTTCTACCAGTTCGTTTCCGGTGGCGGCACGGGTAAGCAGCATCTCTAATACCTCACCCGAATAGTTTGTTCCATTAATCTGAATCATATTCTGCAATTATTTTAAATTATCCTGAATTTCTTTCATTCGTTTTTTCCAAGGGCTCTCTTCTTTACCGCCTTTATCCACGATGTCGTCCATCACGCGGCGCACCGGCTTTAGCGATTTCAACGCAACTTCTCCATTGACAGGATCAGCCTTCAACAGATTCAGGTAGACCTCCCGTTGCACTTCTTTGATACGTCCGTCTTTCACGGCAGCATCCACCATCGCATTACGGGCAGCCTCGGCCGCATCCGCTTCTTTTTTCTCGAAATCAGCGATACGGGCTTTCAACTCAGTGTTCTCTGTTTCCAGTCCGGAGACTCTGCCCGCTTCGCTTACCAGATGGTCAACATGGGCGACCACCTCTTCATCGTTTGTCTTTGCGGCAAACGACGGTCTTTTTCTTAATTCATCTATCAACATATTATTTGGAGTTAGTCGGTTCTGCAAGATGTCATAAACCTGGCGCGGCGTACTGTCAAGCGGTATCGGATCGGCATCATAAATGCCATCGATCAACCCTTCCGCCAATGCTTCATCTGCCGTAAGCCAATGGTCGTGCCCATCGAAAAACCGTTGTTTGATTTCCTCTTCAGTCTTGTTGGTTCGCTTGGCGTATATATGAGTAAGTGTTTTTTCCAGCGACTCCATTTCTTCGATGTACCGGCGGATATCCTCTTTGCTGCCGTAGCAACCACCCGATACGCCATGGATCATCAGTCGCGCATACCGGCTCATATAAACAGGTTTGCCACAGGAGGCAATCGCACTCGCCATACTTGCCGCTATACCATCCACATAAATTGTAATGTCGGCTGCGGTGTTACGGATCGCATTGAAGATCGCAATACCTGCATATACTTCACCACCCATGCTGTTAATACGAACGTCTATCTTGTTGTAGGAACCCTCGATTTCCATCAACTCGCGCACGATGTCACCGCTACGCACATCCGCATCGTCCCAACTGCCGATAGCGCCATATAGAAGAATACAGGCTGTGCCGTCTTTCGATGCGATCATATTGAAAAACTGTTTTGTCATTTCGCACTTGTTTTGACACAAAATTGAAAGATAAAACAAAGCCTTGCAAATCGTATTTTTATGATAAAACTTTATAAATCAACTATATTAAAATAAAACATCAGCATAAAAAAAGGATTTGCGAACAAGCTGTTTTAGGGGCAATTTTGCTTAAAAAAGAATGTTATGGCAGAACTAACCAATTCACAAAAGAAAGAATATGCCGGGGTGCTCTACCTGCGCGAGAACTTGACGCAACAGGAAATTGCGGAAAAGGTGGGCGTGAGCCGGCGGACTGTGGGCAAATGGATCGCCGACGGTAAATGGGAGGAACTGAAAGCCGGTATAACCATGACGCGCGAACAGCAGATCATGAACCTGCAACGACAGATTGCCGAGGTGAACCGGGTGATCGGTGAACGCCCCGTGGGTGAACGCTATGCAACAACAACCGAGGCGGCCACCATCGCGAAACTGTCAGCTGCGATTGACAAATTGGAGAAAGATGCCGGACTGAAAGACCTCGTGAGCGCCGGAACCCGCTTTTTGGTGTGGCTGCGGGCTGTCGATATCAACAAGGCAAAGGAGTTCGGTGAATTGTGGGACCGTTTTATCCGTAGTGCGATATGATTGCCGAGGAAAGGGAAGCCCTGCGCAGGTGGGAGTCGTTCTATCAGGACCTCATGGCCGACCTGCCTATGGAGCACAAGAACAGGACCGAACTGGAGAAGCATAAGGCTTATCTGGAGGCTCATCCGATCGAGTGGATACAATATTTCTTCCCTGAATACGCACAGAGCCAATTCGCCCCTTTCCATATCCGTGCCATAAATCGGTGCTTGAAACACGACGAATGGTATGAAGTTCTGAGCTGGGCGCGAAGCCTTGCCAAGAGCACGATTGTCATGTTCATTGTATTATTCTTGGTGCTGACCCGGCGCAAACACAATGTAATGATGACCTCTGCCACGCAGGATGCTGCAAAACGACTGTTGGATCCTTACAAAAAGGAACTGGAAAACAATCCGCGTATCCGTGCCTACTATGGCGAACAGGTGGGTATAAACAAATGGACGGAAGAGGAGTTTGTCACCAAGAATGACGCAGCGTTCCGTGCCATCGGCTATGGCAATGCACCCCGTGGTTCGCGCAACAAGCAGTACCGGCCGGATGTGCTGCTGGTCGACGACTTCGACACTGATGAAGCCTGCCGCAATCCTGACCGTGTGAACGATATGTGGAAGTTCTGGGAAAAAGCGGTCTACGGGACTCGCGACCCGGCTGTACCCGTACTGGTGATTTTCTGTGGGAATATCATCGCCAAGGATTGCTGCGTGACCCGTGCCGGAGCGATCGCCGACCATTGGGATATCGTCAATATCCGTGACAAGGAGGGGCGTAGCACCTGGCCGGAGAAAAACAGTGAAGAGGCTATCGATGAAACATTGTCCAAGATCAGTGCATCCGCCCAGCAGACCGAATACTTCAACAACCCGGTAAGTGAGGGGGAAGTCTTTAAGGAACTGACATGGGGTAAAATCCCTCCGCTCAGTAAATTCAAATTTTTAGTGGCTTACGGTGACCCGGCCCCGGGAGAAAACAGATCAAAGAAAAGTTCCACTAAGGCGCTATGGCTCATTGGCGAGCTGGACGGGGTCTATTACGTGATCAAAGGTTTTTTGGATCGTGGACTTAATTCGGATTTCATCGACTGGTATTTCCTGCTTGATGATTATGTGGGAGGGAAAGTTCCGCTCTACTGCTATATAGAAAACAACTCTTTACAAGATCCTTTTTTTAAGCAGGTCTTTATTCCGTTGCTTTCAGATAAGCGCAAGGAGCATGGTAAAAATATATCTATTCTTCCGGATGAAGAGAAGAAGACAGACAAGGCAACCCGTATCGAGGCCAATCTGGAACCGGCCAACCGTGAAGGACGCCTGGTGCTCAATGTGGCGGAAAAGGAAAACCCTCATATGCAGCGGCTCGCCGACCAGTTCCTGTTGTTTACCCTGCAACTGAAGTTTCCCGCCGACGGTCCGGACTGTGTGGAGGGTGGAAAACGAATTATAGATCATAAAATACAGCGTATGGCTCCACCGATGACGATTCCGGCAAGGGCTTTCCGCGCTAAAAACAAATATAGACTATGACGCATTTTATTGACCCTGAAGATTATGATGCTACCGTACATCGCGACATTATAGACTCATTGACCCGTGGCGACAATTCGATCCTGGATATTTGCGAAGACCGGGCCATCGCAGAGATGAAATCATACCTGTCCGCCCGCTATGACGTGGAAAATATTTTCTCCGCCCGTGGAACTGAACGACATCCGTTAGTGCTGATGATGTGCCTTGACATTGCGACCTATCATATTTACTCGGTCGGCAATCCGCAAAAATTAACGAACGGTATCAGACAGAACCGCTACGAGCGTGCCGTCGAATGGATGAAAGGAGTTCAAAAGGGATCAGTCAGTATTAACGGGGCGCCTCTTTTAGAAGATGATCTGCAGCAGTCCCCCTTCTTTTTGAAAAGCAACCCGAAACGATCGACCCGTTTCTGATCTGATTTAAACATGGTGTAAATCGAATTTAAAAGCAATAAAACATGAGCCGAAAAAAGAAGAACAGGCAAATCACCTCAGGAGGCTTTTTCAACCAGCCTGCCGGAGGCAACACTATATTGATAACCCAGGCTGTCAGATGGAATCGCGAGATCGAGCATTTCCAAAAGGCAGTCAACGAAGCCGACCGGATAGATTTCCCTAACCGGGTAAAATTGTACGACCTCTACGAATCCATCCTGATGGATACGCACCTCACCAGCGTGATCGGCAAACGCAAATCGGCCGTACTGTCGGCAAAGATCGAATTCAACCGTAACGGTTCGCCCGATCAGACGATTAATGACATGCTCGAATCACCCTGGTTTTACGAGTTTCTGAACGACCTGCTTGATACCGGTCATTGGGGGTTTTCGCTCTTCCAGTTCCGCAAAGAGAGTGACGGATGGCTCGGATATGATCTGATCCCCCGCAAACACGTGGAGCCGGTCCGACAACTGATCCTCCGGATGCAGACTGATATTCACGGTACCCGATGGGACGATTATGACGATCTGCTGTTCGTGGGTAAACCGCGAGCTTTAGGCGATCTGGTGAAAGATATTCCCTGGGTGCTTTATAAACGGGGGGATGTAGCCGACTGGTCGCAGTTTGCCGAACTGTTCGGTCAACCCATCCGCGAATACACCTACAATGCCGGTGACGACTCACAACGATACAGCCTTATCAATGATATTTTTGATAGCGGGGGGGCTTCTGTTTTTCTGCATCCGGAGGGAAGCAACCTCACACTGCATGATATCGGCAGCAAGAGCGGGACATCTGATCTTTATAAGGGACTGGCACAGTTTTGCAATCAGGAGATCTCAAAACACATCTTAGGCAATACGCTGACCACTGAAGCGGGAGAAAAGGGAACCCAGGCTCTCGGTTCGGTACAAAAGAAAGCGGAAGACCTGCTGCTGGAGCAGGACAAGCGGTTCGTGATGAATGTGCTCAACTATCAGATGACCGACCTGCTGGAGTCGTTCGGCTATCACGTGCGTGGAGGGAAATTCTCGTTTGTCTCACCCAAAAACACCGATCCAAAAAGTCGTGTCGAGATTATCTCGAAGCTCAGCGCTTTGGGTTTGCCTCTCGATCATGGCCAGTTATATGAAGAGTTTGGACTGAACATGCCGAAGGACTACGACCGGCAGATGGCCGAAAAAAGGGAACAGAAAGCAATACCGACAGCAGATCCTCTGCTCCCCGACAATAAATCAAAAAGAACAAAAACAAACGGGGGTAACAAGAAACATACCTTTGCCAACCTGCTGAGCCGTTTTTTCGGAGAGGCCCCCGAAGCGACCGGCAAGGGGGCTTTAGACTGGTGATGAACCAGCTCTACTATGAGTGTGACGAACCGATCATTGATAGCGGTGATGAAGAGGCTTTTGTCTTCAACAACAAAGTGTTGGAGGAGTTGATACGCAATATCTATCTGAAGGAGGTCGATGTGGTGAACGACATTGCCCTTGCCCCCTGGCATGAGTTCTGGCGCAGCTTCAACGAGGCTACCGACAAAGGAATCCGGTTGGCGGGATTCAATGAGGATGACCGTGGATTTTACCGGGAGCTTCGCTACAACAACGGTGTCTTTGCCGCCTTTCGCACCCACCGTCTGCAGAACGACATTGCCCGTCAGCTCTTGGATGAAAAGGGAGAGCTGAAGCCGTTCGAACGGTTCGCCTACGATGTGCGGACGCTGATCGCTCCGACACACCTCAAGGCATGGCTGCAGACGGAATATGCCACGGCGGTCAATCGGGCACGCCAGGCGGTGCAGTGGCGGCGTTTCGAGGCGAACCGGGAGGATCTGCCTTGCCTCAAATGGATCGAAAGTACAAGCATTCATCCGGGCGAGGACCACCGTGTGTTCTGGAACACCGTCCGGCTCATCGACGATCCGTTCTGGTCGAAGCACCGTCCGGGTGACCGATGGAACTGCAAGTGCGAACTGGAGGCTACAGACGAAGAGCCGACCGCGAACCCGCCCGAAGGTGGCGAAGCCGACCGTCCCAGCCCCGGACTCGACAATAACCCCGCCAAAGATGCCAGGCTCTTCAGCGATTCGCACCCCTATATCAAAAATGGATACGAGGGAGCAAGAGAGGCGGTGGAGAGGCTCATAACCGAACAGACGATTTTCGGAAACGGCTACGTATTCAAAGAGGATATCAAACGCCAACGAGCGGAAATACGCGAGTGGGCTAAGGAAAACCTGATCGGGAAACAGATGTCCGTTCCGGGCTTGGATATGCCCATCTCGTTCACCTCGACCGGGATCAAGGAGGCATTGAACCAGCCTCATAAGTATTTACTGGAAAAGAATGAGGCAGTAAGGTATATCAAATCGTTACTGGAAAAGGGGAACTATGTCCGTTTTGATCCGGATGTCAAGGATAACCAAATGGTAAAAGGATATCATTATTATAAGATAGAGATCAACAATGAACCTTCTTACGTAGTAATACGGGAATTAAAAACTGGAGAATTAATGTTTTATTCCATTGTCGAAAAGATAAAAAAGAAAGAGTGACCGAAAGCCTTTAGCGAAGGATATGCAATCCAACCCAGTACAATCGATCACTCTTCTTTTTGCAAAGGTAACAATATAATTTACAAGTCATCATTCATCAATCAAAATTCTCATGGATTTAAACCAACTAGTTCGCAAACTGGAACAAAAGAAGTCCGCCCTTGTTGCTTTCCGCGACAGCCGATGGCCGAAGCGGGTGGGCGAAATGGCGATCAGTCATTTCAAGCGCAACTTCCGTGAGGGAGGCTGGTGCGATAACGGTTCGGTCCAGAAATGGAAACAGACACGCCGGCAGGAACAGGGTGGCAAGGCTGCCTACTACAACCGTACCCCCTTGCTGAGCGGCAGCAACAACCTCTATGGCGGATTCACCTACAAGGCCGGTGCCGGTAAGGTCATCGTCTCGAACGAGGTGAAATACGCCCCCATCCACAACAACGGAGGAGTGGTCACCCACCGGATCACCCCACGCATGAGACGCTATGCCTGGCACCGTTTCTTCGAAGCCGCCGGAATCAAAAAAGGCGATTCGCCCAAAGTGCGCAAACGCAAAGAGTCTGCCATGAACCCGGCAGATTGGATGTGGAAAAGGCTCGCCCTGACCCCCAAACAGACTTCACGGGTACATATCCCGCAACGCAAGTTCATGGGGCACAGCAAAGAGTTGCAACAAAAGATAAACGAATACACTGAAAAGGAACTTAAAAAATTGATAGGAGACTTTTAGAATGGAAGAATTATTCAATTTGATACAAACTGCCGTAGCTGACGGCATGCTTGAACTGACTTTAGTGGATGAAGATTACGGGCAACTGCAGACCGACGAAGATACCTACCCGGTCACGTTCCCCTGTGTGCTGATCAGCGTGGACAAGGTGGATTGGGAGACAGTCACCGACGATTACCAGCGTGGAACGGCCCAGATCATCGTGAAGCTCTGCATCGACTGCTTTGATGACACCCATTACACGAGTGGAACGGCCGGTAAGGTGGCGGAACGTATCGCAATGTTCAAGCGGTTGCATGAGATTGTACGGCATGTGGAATCGGAAAAGGCGACGGAATTGGAACGCACCGGGTCGCGCTGGTATTCATTGCCGGGAGCCATCAAAGTGTATGAGAGTACCTACGAATGTATCATGGATGAAGAACCGGCCTGATACTGGCTATCCACCGGGGAAGAGCGTGAGTTGACGGGCGTTGATCCGCGGCTTGCGAACTTTCGGAACCGGTTTCACTTCGATATCGGTCAGTTTGTCGCAGTTTTGACGGATGATGGCCATGATGCGGGCTTCCGAGATGAAGAACTCCTGTTCGGAGAGGATCTTCAGGGCATCGTCAAACCGCCGGCGCTCGATCTCCGTCCAGTAGTAATATCGGCGTATCAGCGTTTCATCGCGCAGCGATATCAATCTTTTGTTTCTTCCCTTAGACATGATGGCACAAACTCTTTATCGCAAAATTACATATTTCCAATTGAATAACCTTCTTTCCCAGTCAAAAACATATCCGCCCCCCTGTTCCCCTCGCCCTTTCTATATTTACTCCCAAAATGATTATTTTTGATTTTTCCTGTTCTTCCTTCTGTGTCTTTGATACATTGAAGAACATTGGGGATTTGTCCTATAATCTTTCATACTCATGAGCTATATTCAATTTTTTCGTGATTTGAGCTTAATCGAGTTCCATTTCGTGCCGGTTCCGAACTGTTCTGAACGGAAACCGTTTATTCGGAGCCAATATCTAAATTGTTTCATATTTGTCATTTTTGTTGGATATTGATTTTTTATTTACAATATTTGTATGCCTCATGCGTGACGGTATTCATTAAATCTAAATATTTTATGATAAAATATATCTTTATAGAATACATTCTTAAGCCAAGCTTAGAAGTCCTCTTTAGTGAATTATTGAACCGTGTAAAGAAATGGTATAAAACTAAAAGAACGTCATCAAAACGTTTAGAGGTAGAGAGGGGGTTGGAACCCCTCTCTTTTTTTATAGTTGAAATATTTCTTTTTCAATGATTTGCTTGGCGTTGAAGCCAAACAGACCTTTCTTTAATCGTCGTATATCCTGCATCGACATCTCATTCAGATAGAAATAAAATGCTTCGTAAGGATCAGAGAAGTTTCGTGCTATTGCATTGTTCGGTTTATTATCCATGTACTTTCCGATTGATCGGATCATCTGCCGGGCGTAACCGGGGAACAATTTGTATTCTGCCTGCATTTGATGTACCGGAGCCAGAGGGCAACCTACACAACCATGTCTGGTTAAACAGTAAGGTGGATCGTAATATTTTGAATAAGGCAGCCCACGCTTACGGATATACCGCCATACATCATTTTCCGTCCAGGATAAGATCGGTAAAACATGCTTTGCACCCTTCATCCACTTTCTACTATCACACTGCTCCGGCTCATACAATGCACGTTTCGAACTTTCTTCTGCTCGCATACCTTCAATCGTCCTTTTACCTATACCATATCGCTCCTTTAGTTTTTCGCAGCAGAACCTGCGCATCCGGGATGGAAAACCTTTTTCGCTTACAAGCTGAAAGAATGATTTTTCCGGATGACGGATAACCACCTGTGGGTAATTTGTCTTAATAAAAGATATTGTTCCCGGCGGATCGACAGTCGTATTGGCATAGGTAGCCGTAAACCGGACACCGGCACGTTCGGCAAGGTCCAGGATAACGACACTATCTTTACCGCCGGAGAAACCAAGACTATAAGGATCGTCTGTTTCCAGCTTCCGAAGAAAATCTATTGATTGTTGTACCTTGTCCATTAGGTTCATTTCTTTTTAATTTTTCTTTTACACCGGATAAATAACCCGCACTGAAAACAAAGCCAATGCGCACATATCACGAACGCGTCTGCATCTTTAATCCTTTCGTGCTCCATGTACCACATTATCGCCGGAAGTAAAAAAAATATATCACTAATTTTACTGTGGCCAACAAAGCGTTTATCGTTGAAGTATAAATCACTCATAATATTTTAGTTATTCGTCAAATAATCTATTATTAATAAGATCTCGTACGCTATTCGTGGGTCTATGGCATTTCCGAGGGCATGAGTTCTGTCCATCCAGTTGGGAATCCCATAAACCACTCCATCCAACTCGGAGTAATATCGGACGGATTGAAACCAGCTCTCGAAATGTGCGCAGCCAGGTAGTTGCTTTTTCGTTTGTCTGAATGCTTTAAAATGCTCTCCCGACGTAACTTTATTCTTTTCGCTTCCGAAGCCGTCAAGGCAGGCAACAATCCAAACTCGCTTCCTTTCTTGAAAAGAGTCCTTACCCGCAGCTGGAATAACAAACGGTTGTACTTTGTAACCTTCACGTTCCAGATCAGTGCACACTTGCTCGAAGACCAATCCGTTTGCGTTACTAATAAGTCCGAGAACGTTTTCAGCAATGACCCAGTTCGGTCTACATTCTTGTATAACTCGATACATTTGCGGCCATAGAAAGCGGGGATCTTCTTTGCCTTGCTGCAACCCAGCATTGCTGAATGGCTGACAAGGGAATCCTCCGGCCACAACGTCAACATAACCGGCAAATTTTGTTGCGTCAATTTCATTGATGTTTCCATATTTTGGGATATTTGGATATCGTTTATTAAGAACCTGAATACAGTAATCATCTATTTCCGACTGGAACAAAATATTCCAATCGAGCGTTTCTGCTGCCAAATCAAAACCTCCGATACCCGTAAATAGACTAATCATATTTATCTGATGGCTCATATTTTTTTAATATTATTTTAAATCATCAATTTCATAACTCCAACTCATCGCATCTTTTTCTATGATGTTATCAGCAAGCCATCCAGCCGCAATGGAATCTTCAGGAACTTCCCACGCTCCGCTATCGTAGTTTTCTATTAGATCATCATATACTTCTTCTGGAACTTCTATATCCTCTAAGCCTACTGTGTAAGTAACCGTTACGGTCAAATTCTTTATAGTTTTCATGACTCAATTATATTTAGTTTGTTTTTTGGGCACTCCAAACATTATAATCAGATTCAGGCAATTCAATAATATTCAAAATTACAATCTCAGCATTTTCACATTCAAGTGTAGATGCTATCTGCTCTATTGCTATCTGTCTGTTCAGGTAGCATCCATCCGTCACAAAAGTGGTTTGCCCAGAACCATGTACTTTGCCATTGCCAAAATTGTATGACACTATGAAATATCTTTTTCCGCTCATATTTTTTTTAGTTGTGTTAGTTCTTATTGTCTTTTACTACAATAGCACATGTAACCATCATTTCGACAGAGACGACAAGAAGTCCAAGCCAAAAATTGATTTTAAAAGCCACTTCAGCCAAGACGGCAAGAAACAATATGTAACCAGCCAGACCTATTAAGCCAAAATTTTTTTTATTCATACCTATACTTTATTCAGATTCTCCTTCCATTTCTTTTCCTCATTCGTTATATATTCATAAATCTCCGGCCAGGTAGGCAGACCGCCCACCTGCTTGTCATCGATGTAGCAATGGGCATAAATCTTGCGGGGATCATCGCCATAGCGAGCGAGGTTCTGCGGTTCATGGGCATTGATGCGGTCAAAGGGGATACCTTGCTCCAAGAGCCAGTTCAGAGCATCCTCCAGCCGCTCACCCCGACGACAGGTCCATAATATAATGTAATGGCCATCGTCCTTCAATTTGTTCATCATCTCTACCGCGTATGGTTTGGGATTCCCGATTTCAGGATAGGGCCCCATTGAGAGGGTTCCGTCAAAATCAACTGCAATAATCATACCCCGTCCTCCATTTTATTGGCTGCCTTGATTTCATACTTGTCGTAATAGACCCGTTCACGGTCGGTGAAGCAGCGGTCTGAGATCAGGTCAAGGAGCTTCATGAAGTTCAGCTCATTGCCGACGCGCAGGTCGGCTCCCTCGAAGAATACCCTCACGAACTCACGATAAGCCTTGATGGCACGGATCAGTTCTCCCTTGCGGTGTTCCCATTCGGGGACGGGCTTGAAGCCGCGGTCGCTGAAGTAGGCAAAAAACATCTCGATATGATAGATCGCCAGGTCGGCCTCGTTGAGCGACAAGTGCAGGATCTTACCGAAAAAAGCCCGTTCGGCCCGGTCCATATTGCGGTTGTCATCGTGGAACTGTTGGTCGATCCGGGAGTCTTCAAGCTCCTTTTTCAAACGTGCTATGCGCTGCATGGCCTGCTGATGGCGGGCGTAGTTCCGGTTTCGGAGACAGGAGGCGGCATCATTCATCGCCTCGCGCAACTCCTGCTCGATCAGAAAGACCGGGCGGCATTTGTGCCGGTTGGCGGCACAGGATTGTTTCTTCTTTTTCATCTTAAAATAATTTAGGTTCTTTTGATTCGTTGATATACTCCAAAAGGAGGTAGTCCAACTGTTGTGCCTCCCAGTTGATGCCGGGGCGGTTCCGATAGAGGTTACGGATCAACCGTCGGCATTCTTCGGGCATGAGACCCGAGTCGAGCTTCGCCATCGGGAGGTTGATACGGTCGAGTGTGATGGTCGAGGCTTGCAAGATTTTCGCATTACCTTTCCATATACCCTTCAAATAGATTTGCTTCACTGCCCCGATGGCATTCCTGACCGGTGATGCAGACGGATCGTCGTGAAACAGCGGCAGTTCAACTTGCCATTGAAGTTCTCTTCAAATTCCAATCGTTCGTCCATGACTTTGTAATATTTTCCTGTTTGTTGTTTGCATTTGAAACAATAGACCATCCACTTGTTCGAAGTCCTCACCACCCGGCAGACGGTGTACCTGAAACCACAGGGGCAGACGTATATCCAGCGACCGGGGGTGAGGGTAGTGGATTTTACCCGTTTTACAGTCGGTTGAACGACGGTTCGAGTTTCTTCCATACGCCCATCTTGTCTTTCTCGAAGAAATAGAAGTTGGTCGCCGTCCCTTCGACCAGGTGTGACTCCTTGAAAAGGTTCATGATCGCGGTATATTCGGGATCATCGAACTTATCTTCCAACTCGTAGAGTTTCGAGATCGACTTATAGTCGAGATCACCATACTTGTTGCGCTCCAAAAGCGTCATCGCCAACTGGTACATCGGGTCGTCGCTTCCGGCATCCTTACCCTCGATCCACTGCTGCAGGAACTCGATCAGGCGCGAAGCGGCGATATCGGCACGCTCATCAAAACGTTTCACTTTGTTCGACCTCACTTCGATACGGAAGCACCCCTCCTGGACGGTGAACGACATCTGTCCCTCGCGGCGCAACTGGCCGTACTCGGCGAGCACTTGGCGGAACGCTCCGATTTCATCCACGCAAAAAGCGTGCAGCCCTTTCACTTCGTCGCACACGGAACGCACTTTGTTTTCAACTTTCTGTACTAATTCAGCACGGATGCCTTCATAGGCGGCACGTTTGTCCAACGCCTGACGGTGTTCTTCTTCTCTCTTTTTTGCCAATAACGCTTCTAAATCTTTACTTGTCAGTTTGCTTAAATCTTCCATGATTTTTTGATTTATGAATTATGAATTTGATTTATGTTTGTATTTCATGTATTCGCCCCGGAGAAAGGTGAGCGACTGTTCAAGTTGCTCGATCTCCTCTTCCCATTCGCGAAGCAGGTGGCGCTGTGCCTCCATGTCGGATGTGGCGCGTGTGAGCAGCATATCGGCAAGAAATGCTGCGTCGTCCTTCAGTTTCTCCTGCCGGCGACGGATCTGCCGTCCACGCCGCTCGATCTCTTCCAGTTTGTCCTTTATCGGAATGTAACCCATAGCTCCTTAGTTTTTGCCGGCAGGGTGGTCCAGTTCGGGATTACCCTCTATGCCTACGCTGTTGCGCTTACAATAGAGGTTGTAGATGGCTGTCAGTTTGTCGTCCGGTATTGCGTTGAAGTTGCCGCAATTGGCCGCCCGACAGGCGATGCCTTTCACATACATCAACTTATGCCGGTCATCACGAAACTTGTAGCCCAATTTGTCGACCCACTGGCAGATGGCGGCGATCACCCGTTTGGCAGACAGGTCGCGCCGCTCCTCGTAGGCCATCAGTTTCTTTTCTCCCTTGGGCTTCATCGCATCGATCATCCGACTGTATTCCGACGGATAGTTCTCATACATCTCGTTGAGCGAGGTGGTACGCCCACCGCTATGTTCATGTACGATACCCTCCTTGATCACTTCCTTGTAACAAGGATCGTAACCCGGCGTTTCCTTCAACAAAGTCCAGAAGAGGGCGTGGGAATGTTTTTTCGTTTGTCTCTTGGTTGTTGCCATACTATATTGTTTCTGAATGTTATTTAACTTGATCAAAATCCTGTCCGTAGTAAAGAACTGCCTTCTCCTCCCAGATGATGAAGGGGTACGACTTCTGTCCGTGGTCAAGGTAACGGCTGGCAGCCACGGCACGGAAACCCTCCACGTAAATCTTGCACGAACAGTCATAACGGATGCTGTCGGCCACACCACCCTTGGGGTTCTTGCCGTCGGCGTGACTGATGAAGATGAAGAGCTTACGGGGGAAGCGGGAACGCAGGTCGCGATAGGTATCGTAGTCGATGCGGGCATATTGCAAGGAGTCGATGATAACGATATCCCAACTCTTCGGCTTTGCAAGTTTTTCTACCATCTCATCGAAGTTCATGTCCAGGAGCACCACCCGTCCGTTCACTTCCATCATTCCGGCATCCTGAAATGAACGTTGCAGTGAGAGGCTGTCGCCCTCCTCCAACGAGAGGTAGGCGACACGGCCGAACTCGGCGAGATACTTCGCCAGACGACAGGTGAAGGTGGTTTTCCCTGATCCCGACTGTCCCCAGATGATCCATGCGCCTTGCGGTTCGGGACGGCCCAGCAGATGATAGAACGACCCGCTGAAATCCATTGCCTTTTTCCTTTCCTGCAGGAATTGTTTTATGCCTAAGATCTTTCCCATCGCTACATCTGTCCGAATTGGTTAGCGATCTGTTCACGTTTCACGAGTCGCATCAGCCGGCGCAGGTCTTCGCAGAAAAACAGGTTCTTCTCCTTGGTCTCGCCCCGTTTGTTGGTTACTTTCACGTAGCGCTTGATCTTGTCAACCTCGTTCCAGATACGGTCGGCGGTGGCATCGTCCAATCCGTTGGCGGTGCAGATTTCCTTTACATCCTGCTCGGTGGCTCCGGGTAATTCGATGTAGCTGCGTCCCAAGCGGCTGTCGATTTCGTCATAGCCTTTGGTGTTGTTACGCACACCACGGGCGATCTCTTTATGCAGGTTCTCCGTACCGGCAAGCACACAGCCCAAACGGTGCTCGGTACGGTTGTAGAGGGGGATCAGCTTGCGGAAGGCGGCCGGCTTCAGCTTGTCGGCTTCATCAATAATCAGTACCGGGTGATCACCGGCCATACCGTTGAAATATTCCGCTATCATCTTCAGCAAGGTAGGAATATCGGTATAGCCTCGCTTGGGTACACCGCAGGTGCGTTCGGCCAGCTCAACGAGGAACTGCCTGGAGTTCCACTCCTCTGCCTGGATGAAGACAACCGAGCCGGTGAGATCCTGGTTGAAGAGGTGTTCCAAGGTTTGTGTCTTGCCGCTTCCCGCCTTATTCGAGATCGCCATCCACAAAGCCTGCTGCTTACAGGAGCGGTAAACAAACTCGATCTTACGGTAGTTCTGGATGGTGGTCACCACCTGCCAGCCGTCTTCCTGATAGCCTAAAGTGGAGGCGATGCGTTTTTCCAGCTCGGCGCTGTTCGCGCCGTACTTCCCGTTCATCCATTGGCTAAGGGCGGTACCTGATATACCACATTTCTCTGCAACCTTACTCTGTGATCCAAGCCGGGTGATCCAGTCACCTACGTGTTTCAATAATCCGTTTCTGTTCATATCGTGTCTGTTTTTTTATATCGTTTAAAAATCATTTAAAAAGTCGCTGTAATCATCACTGAAAGTGAAATCGTCCTCTTCGTTTATGATCTCTTCCTGCTTTGGAACTTTCGGTAGGACGATCGGTTCCTTACGCCCGGCTACTTCGTTGCGTACATCCTTATGTCGGCCCAGCGAGTCGGTGATCACGTGAGCAGTGAGGGTATTCGACAGGTCCTCGTTCTCTTCAAACAGCTCGCGGACGATCTCGCCGCTACGGGCACGTTTCAGAACGATGTCATCCACATACTCCTTGTTGAAGTTGAACACCCGGTGCAGCTGTTCGGCATCACCCTCCTCACGATCTTTCAGTGCCATAGGCTGTTCGTACTTGCGTTCGAGGACGAACCTCACGCCTCCCTCTTTCGGTTCTTTCTGCGTACCGATATTCTCGACAGCGATCACCCGGTCCATGTCGGAGGGATCGTATTTGAGGAAGAAAGTCGTGTGCCCATAACTGCGGAACTCCTTGTCGAAACATTCATACTGGAAACGATGACCGCCCACCTGCAGATGCACGCCATCACCCCTAAGCGGGCGCGGAGCAGCTGTCTCGCCAAAAGCCAACAGGAAGTCTTCAGGGGCAAACAGCTGGCGATCGGTTTCGGGAAGATCGATCCACCGGTTGATGTATTCCTCGCGCTTGGTGGCGCGGTCGAAATCGATCATCTTTACCAACTGCCGGCAGCATCCTTCGAAATCGGGGAAGTCACGTTTGTGAGTCTCGATCCAGTCATCGGACACTTGCAGCTTTTGGCGGCTCTTCACGCCGTGGCCGCTGCTGTTGGGCAAAAGGCGCAGCCATTGCCGGTTGAACTGGTTGAAGAAAGGTTCGATGATCTTCGACTTTGCGTTTTTTACAGCTGCCGGAGTGTACCAGTGGCCGACCGCTTCGTAGAAACACTTCAGATGGCCCCGGCCGTAATTGTCGGTCTGCACTTGCCAGGGCTTGAAATAAGATCCGAACAACTCCTTCACATGCTCGAAGGCGTTGCGGAAAGCCTGGCGGATCAGTGCGGCCGACTCGTGGCGACCGATGGCATAACCGATGATGTATTTGTTGAAAGGATCGACAATGGCAACGACTGTGGGACGATGATGGTAGGTTGTAACGCTTCGGCCACGACTGTCAGTGGCACGTGCCTGGTAGAACAGTTCCGTATCCCATCCGTCGACACACCAGAAGTACATCGGCGCAGTGGGGGCCATACGTGTCACCTGCATCAGCTTGTTGTTGGCAAGTGCACTCTTTCCGTAGCGTCCGGCATAACATTCGGGATGTTCCTTGCGGTAGTTGGCAACAGTTGCACCGGTGATGGGTTTCCAGTTCATACGGCCGGCAACGGCATTGTAGAGCCGTGCCACCGTCTCGTTGTCGATGTTGCGTCCGTCACCGATCAGTTCGACGATCAGTGCCTCCTGGCGGCTCTCTTTGTTCTTGCGGGCGTTGTTGTTCTTCATCTTGCCGCTGATCAGACTCTCGTAACCCTCCTCGCTGTACTTCAGGGCAACCCGTTTCAAGGCAAGGTGGTTCTTGGGCAGGCGGCAGCCGACGACATCCTGTATCTCGTTCAGCTCACGGCTGGTCTCCGGCCAGACGCGGTTGTAGGGTTTGCCGTATTGCTTGATGAAGAGCGAACGGTTGCCCGTCAGCTCCAAGACGGCGTTCAAAACCGAAGCGTTGGCAACGTACAACTCGACATATTCCGGCTTCAGGTGGTCGTGCGGACGCCCCTCGAAAGTCCAGCCTCGGAAGAACTGCTCTGCCATTGGGTCGCGTCGGATCATCTCTTTCAGCACATAGCGTTTTGGTTCGGTTTCGAAAGTTTCCCCCTTGCGGGCTTCTACCTCCTGCTTGACGCTGTCGGGCAAGGAGGCATAAAGAACCAAAGCGGGCGTACCGTAACAGGCACGGTTCAGCACCTGCAGTTTGCCCGTCTTCTTGTAATATTTGAAGTTGGACTCCGACAGGATCGGCCGTTTCAGCGGATCAACCGCCAACGGATCGCCTGCCGTCAGCTCAGTGTATGATATGCACAGTTGATTCTTGTAGAATTCCATATCGTTCCGTTTTTAGAAATTTATCATTGTTCCCGGAAGCGGATTCGAACCGCTGACCATATCGCCTGAATTACCAGTTCCGATTGTTCTGCCTGACTGAACTATCCGGGATACCACCCTCGTACCGCGGGCCACGTACCGATGCTAAACCAAAACCAATCTTAATTGAGACCTAAACCGATTGTTTATCCTTGTCGCTGCCACCAAGCAGCCGAACCATCCATTCTTCGAAGCGGTCCAACTCGCATAAGCAAGCCGCTTCGTTACCGATCAGCATGTAGCTGAAGAAGAACCAGACCGAACAGAGCAGACTTCCCGCCAGCATGCTGCCGTGTTCCATCGTTCCGATTCCGGCAAACAGGGACAGCCAACTCAATGCCCATCCGTAAAGTATCACCTTCGCCTTCATAATTCTCCATTGTCAATTGCCCAGTTGTGCCTTTGCCAGCATCTTGGTTTCAATCACGAGAGCGGGATCAGTCAGTTCCATCCAGCCGAAGCGTGTCTTCAGCAGCCGGTCTAACACCGCCCAGTTCTCCAAGCTGACGCAGTTGTTGTAGTTGTACCATTGCGTTTCGCCTGTCGTCGGATCCAAACCGATGATCCCCCAAAATTCCTTTCCGGGCTGCCCGATTACGACCTTGCATTCGCCCTTTGCGATCACTACACGGAATACGGGGCGCTCTTCCTCTTTCCGCCCGGAATAAACCAGCATACGGAAATTCACTTCATACACGGAGTCCATATCAAATGGAGCTTCACATAGTGCTTTGTAATCGATTCTCTTTGTCTTTGTTTCCATCTTTTTGTCTGTTTAGAATTTTCAATCTGTCCCGGCTGCGGTCTCGCTCCGCTCGTTGCGAGTCGTTGGCTCTCTTAGCCGGGTGTAAGGGTTAGCAGTCTTTATATATCAATTGCGATTAAGATTTCTCCGAATTATGCCTATCTTTAGGTAGTCTTTATAAAACTTATGCGATTATGAATTACGAAGATTATTTCTCTGACCCCGAAGTTTCCCTTTGGTATGCCATCGAAAAGGCAAAGCCTATTGTCCGTTCACTGTGTTGCCCTGTCCATCGTCGAAAAGCTCGGGTTCAGTTTGATTATAACGACCGGGGGCTTAACGCCTACATAACGAAGTGCTGCTGTGTAGCCTTTGCGGATGTAGTGGTGAAGGCGCTGCAGGATGCTGAGCTTTTCGACAACATAGAAATCGTAGGTGTAGAATCGATAGACTGAGTCGGACATCTTCTCCGTTTGCGTATAGAGGATGTCGTCAAGGGGCTTGTCGGCTAACGTCTTGAGGCGTTTCCTGCGAAACACTCTTGCCACCTCGCTGGCGTTTTGTTCGTCTGTTCCTTGTACCTCTGTGATGTATAATAGATGTTTTGTTTCCATGTTTCGATCCGATTTTAAGTTTATTCTTCTATATTCTCTTCATCCCACTCAATACACATCTGCTCGCATGTCGGCTTCGGTTCCGGATAGCGTACGTTGTGTCGGCGGTTCAACTTTGCCTGGATAGTGATTTCGCACACGATCTTCGAACTGACAGATGTACCGGCATAGACCTTGCGCACGTGTGGATAACTAACACCTATACCTTCTGCCACCTCTGCCAACTCGTTCCGACTGATATAGGGCTTCACTCGTTGCTTCCATTCCTCGAAGAACGGACGGTACTTCGGAAGGGGCAGGCGTTTGCGTTGTTGCTGCTCCCGTATGCACTCCGCTTCGCTCTTGATTCGGTACTGGCCGGTTTGGCGGATTTGGGGAAGGACAACACCTGCCACCCAGTTGACGAAGGCATCCGCCTGCGGCTTGTTACTACGGAACGCCAATTTGTAGAGGGCGGCTTCGTTGATAACCGTTAGCATCTGTTCACCACCGCCACGAGTTCCGGAAGAAGGGGTGCGGAAAGTCCGCATCCCTTTCCATTCGTCAGGAATAGAGGCCAGTGTTGTTCCATTCCATCCAATACCCAGCGCAGCTACTACATCTTTAGCAACAAACCAAGGCTCATCGTTTACTTGCTGCGTGCGAATCGTCACATTCGCTTCCTCGTTGTAGAATAAATTCAGATTTGTTTCCATTTTGGATTTGTTTTAAATGGTGATTAAATGATTGTTACATGTTCCTCTTTCTTTACAGACCCGCCCAACTTGATCGCCATCGCGCGGATCTTATTCGATAGTTCTGAGTCGGACCGGCAGTTCAACGCTTCGCTGACCGTTTTACGACTGCACTGGAAGATCGCTTCCAGCTTTTTCCTGATTTCTGTGTCTGCTAAAATCTTTGCCATATTCAATATTTAATGATTAATGTTTATCTTTACAGCGCCCGTTACATTGGTAACGATGGTGCAATATTACAAACTTCTTTGAAATAAGCCAAGATTTTCGAGAAGAAATTACAAACTAATTTGAAATTACATTTTATGAGCAATGATGTTGTTTCTCGGATTAAAGAGTTAATGTCTTATTATTCAATAAATAGCTTAACTCTTTCAAAAGAACTTGGTTATAAAAGTTCAGAAAAGATTTCTCGTCTATTCAGAGACGGAGGTGCTAAACCTTCTTATGATATTATATACGATATTTCAAATAAGTTTGAAATCAACACCGATTGGTTGATTACCGGTCGCGGCTCTATGCTGAAAAGCGAAGGGAGGTCGCCCAGGGGCGAACAGGAAGAGGTTTTACCGACCAAAAAGAACTTGATTCCGTTTTATGACGATGTTTCCACCATCGGTGGATTGAACGACCGTGTTGCGAACACTGACCCCAACTCTCCATCCGAGTGGATCGATGCCGGTGACTGGTTCCCGGAGGCGACTGCCGCCATCCGACATTATGGCGATAGCATGGTGGAGTACTCCAGTGGTTCTATCCTTGCTCTGAGGCGGGTAGATGACCAACGATTAATAATGAATGGGCGTAACTACGTGATAGAGACCTCTGAATATAGAGTAACAAAACAACTTCAAGACGACGGAGACCACTTTATGGCTTATAGTACCAATCGGGAAACTTATCCGGATGGTCGTCAAATTCATGCGCCATTTTCTATTCCCAAAGATGCGATCCGGTATATCTATCTTGTGTTGGGCTGCGTGACGAAAGAGTATAGCAACGGGGCGATACAAATCAGGAAGTAA